TTGGCGTAGGCAAGATCTTTGATCGTCTTGTAGTCAAACAGGTGCGCGGCGCGCAGGCTGAGATCGATAGAGATGTAGCTCTGGATATCGTTGTCGAAGCCGATCGCGCGCACATGCCCGCCCCGCGCGGCGGCATAGATCGCCACCGTGTTGGCAGTGACAGGCTGCACATGGGACGCGCCGATATACGACTGCGGGCGCACGGTGATCGTGGTCGGCGCAAGGAGATCGCCTGAGCTGCCCACGCGCCACTCTGCGCTCTCGGTCAGCAGGAGCAAGTCACCGATCACCACCGCATGCTGGATGCTGTTGGCCTCGCGCGCGGCGATCTTGACCGAGATCGCGTCATCATCACGCACGGGGATAGAGTAATCCAGATTACTCTCGGTCCCGGCTTTGGTCATCCAGAAGGTCTGCGGCAGGTTAGGCGTGCCGGCAAAGACGCGGCGCTGCTCGTAGTAGCAGACTGCGCCGGGGAAGTCGGAGGCGAACGGGTTTTGGTTAAGCGGCGGGGCGCGAGAGGTATCGGGCGCAATGTTGTCGTCCACCAGGGTCGTGCCGGTGGATTGGCCGATAAAGCCGTAGATGCCACCGCTCTCGCGGTAAACATTGCGGCGGGCGCTGGTCGCGAAGTTGATCGTGTTGAGCGCGCCAGTGTCAAATAGCTGGTTGCTGGCGGTCACTGGCGCAGACGGGTTGCTCTCGTCAAGCTGGTCGTCAGCGACGCGCGTGGCCACATAGCTATAGGTCTGGGCCAACGATGGTGATGATCCTAGCGTTGGGGTCACGCTGGCGATCGTCGGCGCGGCAAGCGTCGAGCCGAAGGTAATCGTGTTTAGGACATACTTCGTCGCGCCCAAACGGCGCAGCTCGCGCGGCGCGTAGTTGGGGTGCGTGATCGTGATCACATCCCCAGACTGCACATAATGCAGGTCGAACAGGTCGGCCTCGGCATAGGGCGACGGGATTTGATACACCGTCCCCATCTCGTACCACTGGCCGGTCGGGGCCGTGACAGCGGTGCCGGTGTAGCCGTAATAGACCACGGTCTCAATCGGCTCCAGCTCGAGGTACCAATACTCGCCGCCACCGTTGAAGCCGCCAAAGGGCGGATAAGTGTAGGTAATCTCACTGATATAGATCTGCGCGCCGATCGTGGCCTGGGTCGGCAGGACCGTGCCACCATTGGTGTAGCCTGCCGGCGGTGTGCTGACGGGGCCAGCAGTCTGCACCCAAGTCGCTGAGATGACCGGCGTTGCGCCGTACTGGTTAGCCGCCACGGTAGGGTCTGATCCGGTGCTGCCCGCGACCGCATACCATGTCTTGCCGCCTGCGGTGACAAGATCGCCGGGGGTGTAGGCCGTGGCGATTGCCCACGCGCTGACGCCAGTCGTCGGAGTCAGCAGGGTCGCGCCGAAGGTGTGAAATCGAAAATACGCCTCGCCCGCTTCGATAGCCACCGTCTGCGTCGCACTGTAGCGAAACGGAAGCATACGCGTCGTTTTGGCGCTCGTTTTAACCTCGCGCACAAACTGCGTGCCGGGCCGATTGGCCACCGGCCCCTGGGGCAGGACATAGAAATTACGACACACCGCCAAGCCGGTGTTGGTCTTGACGTCATCGATGCGCCCGAACATTTCCGGGCTGACAATGCCGCCGTTGAACGAGCGCGTGTAGACTTTGGTCATGGCTGATAAGGCTCGTCATTGTAGGGCCAAATCAGCGCCCGATTGGACAGCCATGGGGCGGTGTGGCGGGTGTCGTTGCGCACACTGTTGCGACGGCGCTCGTTCGCGTCCTGCGCCATGGCTTGGCGGGCATAGCTCATGCCCGTCTGTAGCGCAGCCTGGGCGGTTTTGACCCCAGGCTCACCCTTGATGATCGGGCCTGCCAGATGGCTCGCCAGCATCCAGCTCACGGCCTGGGTAAAGAGCGGTGGGAAACGCGTGCTGTCAGTCACCAGCGAGACGTAGCGCATGCTCGCCGCGTCGCAGCTAGTGTAAATCACGCGGGTGTTGTTGGTGTCGTTGCCGATCTCGTACTCGTACTCATCAGCGTTTTCGTCGAATTGCCGCGCGCCGGAATAAATTCCGAGGATCGTCAGAAGATCGCCGGGAGCAGCGTAGCTATATTGCCAAGGGTGCGCCGCAGGGACGATCAAGGCCGCGCTGGCAAGCTGCACACGCTTCACGGCAAAGGTCCAAGGGTGCATGCGCAAGAGCGTGTCGCGCGCAATGGGGTAAAAGCGGGCGCAATGCTCGGCCTGCACTGACCCCTCTGGCGGATCAATCGACGTGATATTGGCGCGGTCGCCAATATGGCTCAGGGCGAGATTGCAGATATCGATCACGCTGGCCATGTCGCGCCTCAAAGGGTGACGGGAGGCCGAAGCCTCCCGCTAGGTTAGAGCAGTTCAGTCGTCTTTGGCTCAACGGGGAGCTTCAGGGTCTTACGAGGCTCGGGCGCCGGCGGGGCGGGCGATGTGACCTCCTCCCACCAGCTAGCCCGAGCTTCGTTAGCGACCTGAAAGACCGTGCCAGGCCGCACCCGTGAGCCGTTGTGGTATCCAAGCGCGGTTGCTCGCACGGTTTTCATTGGTCAGCCTCCGTTAAATGCCAATGCTCGCGCCAGGCGCATTAGGCAACGCCAGCCACTTCGACGGATCCTTGGTCAAGAAAGCGTCGATCGTGCCCGCCGTGGTCGTCGTGGTAGCCGTGACGCACAAGACGCCGAGATAGCGCTCGTATGTGCCAAGCGGCAAAGCCACCATGGCGATCGTAGCGCCAGCGTTCAGGAGAGCGCTGTTTGCCGCAGCGTCGTCCGTGACAATCGTGCCGGTGTCGAAATGCACCGTGGCGGTTCCGTCCGTGGCGATCGCCGCAGCAGCGTCAGAAACAAGCTGAAAACGAATCGTGCCGGCAGAACCGCCAGTGATGATCTCGGTCGCGCCGGTCTTGATCACCAGAAACAACGGCTCACCATTGCCGATATCCGAGGTGGTCGAGCCGAGGTCGATCACGTCGCCGATCAAAGCAGTGCCAGCCGTGGCCGCCACCGACACATTGTCAGCAAATTCAAGTCTCTCGTCCATAATCATTGTCGTATCTCCTAAGCGGCTGCTATTAGGCCACGCCGGCTTCGGTGTTGAGGAGGGCGTCGCAGCGACGCACGGGAATGCCAGCGAAAGCCATGACCAGCTTGCCGCCGATCTGTTCCATCGTGAGGGTCGAGCCCGCTACCTTCTCGAGCATCTGGCGACGCAGGAAGGAACGAGCGCGGCGGTTCATGTAGAACGCCGGACGGCCCAGGGTAAGCGACGGAGGCACGTCAAGCGCTTGCGTCATGAGGTCCAGAAGGTCTGGGCCGGACGCCGCATCGCCAACGAGATCTTCGCTGTTGTATTGGATGCGGACGACGTACCGCCAGTCACGCACGGACAGGCCGCAATCCCAACGATAGTGGGTGCGGTAGGCCTCCATGCGCCCGCCAGAGCCGTCGATATTCTCGATGGTCACCTGGCCCTTGTCGGCCATCTGCAAGCCGCCGACAGACGCTTTGGGGTAGATGCCGTGGCAAGTGTTCTCGCCCCAGCAGATGAGCCAGATCGAGGCATTGTCATTGCCGTCAGGCTGAGCATTGCCCTGGCGGATGACGTTCTCCCCGTTTTCCGCCGTCGAGAGGTTGAAGCGCGGGGCGAAGCCCGTGATTTCCTCAGGCGCGGTGGCTTCCGACGCATAGAACAGCGAGGACGCAAACTCCTGGTTCATGCCCTCGATGTGCGCGCGGTCTTCCGACAAGCGAAACGCCGCCGTGTTGCCGTTGAGATCGGCAAGGGCCTTGTCCACTTCGGCATACGCCTCAAGCATGCCGCAGGTGTCCGTGACCTGCACGGTGCGGCTCTTGGTCGGCTGGACGCCGCCATAGAGCTTGCGCCACGTCGGGGCCGGCAGGCCGGAGCGGATCGTAGTGCGGTGGCCGGTCGGAAGGTTGCCTTCCATCCAGACCATGTCCTCGAGGATCTCGTTGGTCTCGGCCAGGATTTCGACGATGGTGTCGATCTTGCCGTCAGGATCGAGGCGCTTGGCCACGTCCATCAGCGTGGGGTGAATGGTAGAGAGGGTTGCCATGGGGCTTAGTCCTTATGCGAGGTTGCTATTGTCATACATACGCCGGGCCGGATCAGCCGCACGATTGGTCGTGCGGGAACCGGGGATCACAGCGTCGTCACCGATTGCTTTGCCGACCTTGAGGAAAAACCGGATGACTTCCGGGTGATTTCCTAGCCGGCTTTCGTTAAGCAGCGCTGTCAACTCAGGGGTGCCAAACTGGCTCAGAGCGGTCTTGGCGACAGCGAGATTGGCCTCGCCGCCGATTTCCTTGTCCGCCTTCACCTGCTCGATCCACTGGGCTGTGGCGTCTTTGATCGCCTGCTCTTGCGCCTCGGCCCATCGCTGGGCTTGCTTGGCTCCGAGATCAGCGATCTTCTGCGCCTGGTCCATTGGCAACTTGAGGTCTTTGGCCAGGGTCTTCAGGTCATCAAGCGAGGTCGGATCAACCTCTAGACCCTCGGCAAACTGGAACGCATAGTTGACCTCTTCGCCGGTTTCTGCGGGCTGGTTTTCCGCAGGCGGCGTGTCACCGGGGGGGACCGGCTGCTGTGCCTCCGTCGCCGACGTCTCAGCGGCGGGGGCTTCCGTCGATGCATTGGCCTCAGCCGCCGTCATCAAGGTTTTGGGGACATTACTCATCTTTCAGCATCTCCAAGCAGGCCGCAGGCGCGTGCGTCCAAGCCTGGCGCAGCACATACAACCCGACAGCCCTTTTACCTTCTCGGTAGAAGGTTTCGTTGCCGCTGGCAAACGAAGACCGCGCCACGCCGCAGTGATCAATCAGGTCTCGCATGATGCGCCGGCCCTTTTTGCTGGTCATCAGCCATTGCCAGTCTTCAGCCTCTGCTCGCCGATCCAAGGCGACAGCGTGCCGCCGGTCGTTCTCGGCGCGGTTCTGCGTTGGCAAATCGAAAGGGTCAAACTCGATCACTTCTTCTTCTTTCCAGCCTTGCTGAGAGCGATGGCCACCGCTTGCTTCTGCGGCTTACCCGCCGCCCGCTCCGTGCGGATATTGGCGCTGATCGTCTTCTGGGAGGAGCCGCGTTTAAGGGGCATCACTTTGCTCCACCCAATAGCTGCCAAGCGCCGACCGCGCTTCGGCCTCGTCGGCGAACCGCAGGAACGCCGTCTCAGCGCCGGCGAACACTTGCTGCGGCGAGGTAGGCTCAACGCGCCATGCGTTTAGTCCTGCGGCGATCTCGGGCGCGACGTTGAGATGGTAGCCCGTAACGCCAGGGACGCGGACAGGACCGTCAATAAGGGAGGGGTTCCACATGATTAAACATCCACCGCATCGGCCCATTCTGGCAACGTCTTGAGGTAAAGATACGCCTGCCTGAATGGGTTTTCGCCCACTGGGCTATAAGCACAAGCATAATTCAAACTTTTGAAGGGAAAGGCATCTGTGTTTGCATAACCCGACACAGAAAACTCTATTGCAGTTTTTGTAAGGCGCACATTATGCACACGCCAATAAGCGTTAGGCACAGTGATTGCAAAATCGGTTTCTGATTGTTTTTGAAGAGCCATCACCAATTTCCTTATTTTGCTACCCAGCCAGTGTTACCAGTGCCGCTCTCTTTGACATACAGCGTCGTTCCCGCACCGCCATCCGTGCGTTGAAACAAAGACCCAACAGGCGCAACCACCGCTCCTTCTGGCGTGCCGCTGCCGCTAATTGTGCTGGGCGCATTCTGTGTGATGGTGTTGTTGATGAGGACCGTAGTCGTGTCAGTGCGTGTGATTTCCACAAACCGACCGCTATCGTAGAAATCGCAATTGATGACGCGGTTGTAGCCGTTGGTGCTGTTGATAGTTAAACCTGCGCCTTGCACGCCAGCTTTTCGGGCAAAACACCCGATCAAAGTGTTATCAACGCCCGTGATAATAAAACCGTTTTCGTTGCCAAACGCCGAGCATCCTACCCACACAGTTCTGCGCGTGTCTGACGACGTTGCGAACCCTGTACTGCTGTTATAAAGGCCGGCGCATCCCACATATGCGGCGTCCGTAGTAACTGACCGGAACCCGTGCTCTCTGTTGGAATAGCTGACGCAATTTTCAAACCGCGCGTGCGTGCCGCCTTCGTTGTAAAAGCCTGTCGATAGGTTTTCAATCGCGTGACACCCGGTAAACGTAACGCCAAAAGATGCGCCTCCGTCAACGACAGCAATCAGCGTCATCGTTGCGCCACTGGTTCCGCCTGTGATGACTTCGGTTGAATTAAACGTGCCAGTAACTTGGCGCACCAATACAAACTTTGCCGTTGCTGTTGCAACATGCTGGTCAATAACCCTGCCAGTCGCGCCGCTTGTGCCGCCCGTTACCGTCTCGCCAATCGTAAAGGTCCCGCTCGACACCGTTCCGGTCAGTCGCTTGTTGCTGCTTTCCGCTCGAATATAGAAACCGTAATAGGGCGAGCCCGCCGTCCCGTTGTTCTTGGCAACGCAGCCTGTGTAAACGCCATTAAAATTTGAATTGACAAAAAAGCCGTGTTGCGCGTTTCCAATCGCGTGGCAGTTTGTGAGCGCCGGCTCATAAATAATGCCATTGCCATCGCTTCTTATGCCAAACCCGCTGAGATCATTGTTGCGGGCGTAACAGTTGACCAGCTCAAGGCCTTCAACAATTCCGTCGTTTGCCGGGTTCGTGCTGGATGACTGCGGCGCAGCAAAGAAACCGCTGCCGTTGTTGTTGTCGAAGAAACAGTTGACAAACTTGATTCCGCGACAAACGCCGCTGATCGGGTCAGGCTCAACATCAACGCCGCATTCGGGAAGCGTTCCGTTTGTGTTGATAAAAGACGAATTGCTGACGCTTAGGTCTATCACAGAAACAACCGACATGCCTTGACGACGGTTATTGTCGCAGATCACGTTGTCGATTGTGACGTGTTTAGACGGCGAACCATCCGCCTTGTAGCCAACGTAAATCCCGTCGCCCCACCAGTTTTTAGCGGTTACATTTCGAACGGTAACGTTTTCGCACCCACCAACCGCAATTCCATGCAAACTTTCACCACCAACGCCGGTGTGCGTAGAGCGGTCGCCCTCAACAACGCCGCCTTCAATCGTGATGTTTGCTTTTTCAAAACACCATAGCGCGCTGCCATTATTGAAGCTGGTTGTTATGCACTTGATCGTCGCAGACGGGTCCAGCTTCAAATGGCTGTTAGACGGTATTTCAAGAGCGCCCCTAAAGATTGTGTATGCGCCGCTTGGGCTTGTATCATTTGACCCGGCAACGACCATGTATGTGCCTTCGGGGATGTACAGCGTTTGCCCGACTGCTGCGTTTAGCGCCGCCTGGATGGCGGCCGTATCGTCCGTGACCCCGTCGCCTTTTGCGCCGTATTCCTTGGCGTTAATAATGCCGTTCAGGCGAATGACATTCTTAAAAGCGTTGCTCATGTCGTAATTGCCTGTAACTGGGCGTCCGTCAGCGCGCTTGGAATAACAGCGATCTGCATCAAATAAGACCACGCAAAATCTGTGCTTGCGTCCGGCACACCAAACGAAAACATTGTTGGATTAGATGGCGCTGCGGCGCTTGTGTCCGCCGTTCCCGTCGTGCCGTTGACAGCGTTGTTAACATTGTCAAGCTGAAAGCGCCCCGCAATTTTTGCGGCTGTTCCGGTCGTTATTGCAACGCCAGGATTAACTGCAGCGACTTCTGACCCACTTGCTGTTTGAACCGCACGTGTTGTGCGGTTTGTGGCAATCCGTAGCATTGCTCGATTTGCATCAGAACCAGAGACGTGCGCTTGAAACACTATGCGATTGGTAGCCGAATCAACATCAAATCGCGCGCGTGCGAATAAACTTAGAGGATAAGTAAGATCAGAAACACCGCTTACTCGTGCAATATCCGCCGCCCGCGTGACCGCCGTGCCGTCTGATGGTATCCAACTCGACGGGAATGATCCTAGTTCAAGGTTCACCCACTTGATGTCGCCCGATACGGTAAGCGTGAGGCTTCCTGCGGTCGGCGTAAACGTCAAAGACACTCGGTTGAACTCACCCGTGCCGACCAGTGGTCCGGCTGTAGACACACCGGACAGTGTCACCGTGCCCGTACCAAAAAACGACAGCGTGTGCGCCGCCGCCGTGACCGTGATGCTTTGCGTTGCGCCGACCGCGCTGTTCAAAAACAGGTTCTGCCTACTGCCCTCGATCAGTATCCCCTTGTCTCCAATCCTTGGCTGGCCGGAGCTAAACACCGTCATCGTGTTATTGTTGTTCAGGTAGCTGCCCACGCTCGCCCGCGTGAACGTAATGCCAGACGGCCCGACCACGCCGGCGCGCAAGTAGGATTGACCGACAAAGTCCCACGCATCTGTTGCGCCAAAGCGTTGCATGTCGCGCAGGAAACCAGATCCTGGCGATATGAACCCGCGCTTGGCCAACAAGACTGTCACGGCTGCACCACCAGCGTGATCGTGCGCGCGCCACCCTGGTTGACGGGCGTGCCGGATGTGCCTGAGCGGACCTTCATGTACCGCACGCCAATCCAGTCGCCAATGTTGAGCATTGAGTAATAAGACGCCGCAACAGTAAGAGAACGCTCGGTCGCGCCGTCATACATATTGTCGTAAGTCGCGCCATCGGGTGAAGCCTGGAAGGTCAGCGAAGCCGCTGTCCAAGTCCCCGGCATATCGATCGCCACGAGTTTGCGCCCGCCGAGATCCACGGCGCCCGATAGACTGCCGCCGTTTTCAATTGTGCAGGTCAGCGTTTCAACCGCTTGGGAAACAACGGGCGCACCCATCTCACTTGTCCTTCTTCTTCGAGCCGCCGGCCTTCCCCATTGTCGGGCGAGCGCCGCCGCGTCCGCCTTTGGAGCCCTTCGCGCCCTTCGCGCCGTACGCTTTCATCTCAGGCATCACACGCCTCCATAGCCGCTGAACATGCCAATGAGGTCAGAGGCGGCGTTGGCCTCATTGGTTTTGACCGTGCCAAGCTTGGCCGCTGCGTCAGCCTGGGCTTGGATCTGCTGCATCTGCTGCGCTTGGGCTTGGGCCTGGGCGCGCTGTTGCCGGATCATGACGACGTCCTCGCTGGCCACGATCAGGTCAGGATCGACGCCCAACATGTCGGCGTAGTGATCGGCCCAGCGATCGACATTAAGCTTGTCCAGCACCTCGGGCCTCATCTGGGCGATGGCGCCGACATTGCCGACGAAGCGGTCAATTCCGTTAACACCGATCGCACGCTGCGCCTGGGCCAGCATCGACACAAACTCGACGTCTAGCTCCGCGCCTTGCAGGGCTTCGGGGATCGGCGGGACCAAATTGGCCGCGACCATGCGAAAAAAGGTTTCGTCGATCAGGGGCTTGAGCAGCTCATTATGCAGGCGCTCAAGCACGGGGCCAAGCATGAGGAGTTTCTCTTCGTGCCGCTCTGCGACCTCAGTGGCGGTCATGCGGGCCGTGTTTGATGACGCCAGCATGAGGAACAGGTCAGCGTAGAACGCCGACCGTATGCGCCCGCGCACGTCTTCGATGTCGAACAGGAGATGCTGCAGGTCGATCCGCACGTCGAACAGCGTGGCCACGGCATTCTGCGCGCCGGGCGCATCAACGTAGGTGACGCCGCCGGGCAGGTAATCAAGATCCCGGCCCTTCATGCTAGCCGGGACTTGGAGCGGCGGCTTGGTCTGGTAGTCAATGGCGTTGGCCTTGCGCAGCTGCTCATGCTGGAGCTGCTTGATGTCGCCGAGGGCTTCCATGCCGGGGCTGTTGCCATACACATCGCCGGGCATCTTGTGCCAGCGTGGGGCTAAGCCGGGGAAGCGGTCATAGCCGCCCTCGCGAAGCAGGCCCTCGCCTTCGCTGCCTGGCTCAAAATAGACGCTTCGCCAGGGTTTGTTTTTGCCGTCGCGTCGCGTGATATCGCGATCAGTGCGCGGCTCAACGCCGTGGATGACAGGAACCCAAGCGTCGAGATTGCCGGAGCGGTACAGGTTCTGCGTCGTGCGCGAGCAGGCTTCCAAACCGAACTCGGCTACCAGCTCAGAGACGGTCTTCTCGAACTCGCGATAGATCGTATTGACGTTGCCACGGTAGTCAGTGGCTAACGCAAACTCACCGACCGGGCTTTGGTAGTGATGGATCAACGCGTCGTAGTCATCCATCACGAGCGCGGCTGACGTGCCGAAAGCGCCAAGCTCTTCGTAGACGGCATGCAGCATGAGGTAGGTGTTGCTGCGCGCGAACACGTTCAGCATGCGCTTTTGCGTCTCGGCTAACCAGCTTTTGACGGGCGCGTAGTCCATGAGGTCTTCGTCGGGCAAGGCCAAGCGGAACCACGGTCTGGCCGGGCTTGTCATGCCGCTCATCATGCCAGCGGCCAGCACGCGCAACGAGCGGCTTGCCGTGTTGTCGAAGATGGCGTTGTGCCTCTTGGTGCCCTTGTTGCGGTCTGACTTGTAGAACCGGGTCGAACGCGGGAGCAGGTAATCGCTTAGCTCGCGCCAGTGCGCGATCCAGCTAGACCTCTCGGTCTGAAGCGCCACCCAGCGGCGCTGCGCGTCGGTGCGGGAGATCGCCATCAGCTTCCGAGCAGGCTTGTGCGGCCCAGCATGCCGCCGCTGACAGGAGCGCCCATCGTGCCGGTCAAGAACGTACCGCCAGGACCGCCTTGACCCATGGCGCGGTTTCGTGCTGCGAGCGCTGCGATGTTCGGGCGCTTTTGATTGGCGCGATTGAACTCGCGTTCGGCCTGGAGCTGCTGTTGCTCGGCTTGGCTCGCTGCCTGGTTTGCGGCGCGCTTCTGAGCCTTTTGCGCGCGAGCGCCTTGCACGACAGAGGCGCCAGACACAGCCGTGCTTGCAATAACGGCCATTGTGATTGGGTCGGCCATCAAAGCACCTGCGAGTACACGATATCTTGCACGCGATACCCCATGCGCGGGAGCATGGCGTGCAAGGCGGTGTTGGGTTTGGCATGCCAAAGCATCATCTGCGCCCCTCGGTCTTTGGCCATGCTTTCTGTCGTCGCGATCAGACGCACGCCCGCCATGCCCTTGCGGTGTGCCCGGTGAATGAACAGCAGGTCATTCTGGCAAACCAATAAGTCGCCGTAGTGGAGGTTGGTGAACAGTGCGTTAATGCTATAGCCAACCAGATCATCACCCTTGAACAGACCCAGCGACAACATCGCGCCAGCAGCCTCGAGGGCTTGATACCGTGCAATGTCTGGGTCGAGGACCATCAAGTCGGGGTTGGTCGTCAGCTCTTCGCGGTGCGCCTCGAGCAACGGCCAAGCACGTTCGATCCACTCGGTCGCGACAATCTCGCGGACAGCGACGCTCATAGCCGCTCCAGGGGGTTATACTCGCCCCGCTCGGTGCGGCGTTCGTTGGCTGCAAAGAAACGCTCGCGCTCGCTCTTGGGCGCGACAGGCGCGGCGAAGGTCAAGGCCA